CACAACTGAGATACCAAGGTGTATTCTCCGTAACAGTCTTTGCCCCCGAAGGTCAAGGCCCAGCTACCGCAGACGACTACGCTAACAAAGTGATAGACGCCTTCGCAGCAACCACTGACATCTCGTTCACGAATGGTGATGCAGAAACAATCATAGTGTCTATTGATTACGCTGAACGTCAGCAAGGTATGATAGACAGTCCTTGGTACTTTGTTCCGATTAACATCGGCTGGTACATATACAAATAACTTCCCATAGGAGAAACCAACATGGCCTTTGCACAGGGTTCACGCTCCAGTCTGTCGTTTATTACTGAATCTACCTTCGGTACGACACCCGCTGGCAACTTTATTAACCTACCTTTCACTACCAACTCTATAAACTTGACTAAAGATCGTGTAGAAGGTAACGACATCCAATCTGACCGTATGCCACGGGTTGACCGTCACGGTAACCGTCAAGTTGGCGGAGACATAGTATCTGACTTGCGTGATTCTGACTTTGATGTATTCCTTGAATCTGCTATGCTTAATACTTGGTCAAATAACGTACTCAAGGTTGGGGTGACACCAAAGTTCTTCTCACTTCAAGATTACGCTGCTGACATTGACCTTGCTCGTAGGTTCACTGGTTGTACAGTGTCAACGATGGGTATCTCTCTTGCTCCAAACCAAATGGTAACGACTACCTTTGGTATTGTAGGAAAAGACATGAACCCTACGATAACTGCTGGTTCTTTTATAACTGGTGATTCATATACGATTGTCACGGTAGGTACTACAGACTTTACAACTATCGGCTCTGCTGACAATAACGTAGGTACAACCTTTACTGCAACTGGTGCTGGTTCAGGAACAGGTACTGCATCGGTAGGCTTTGCGGTTCAACGTGATGAGACAGCTAACTCAGGTTCTGCACCATTTGATGCTTACTCAGGTACACTGAAGTTGGGCGATACTGGCGGATCATTAACAGAAGCTGCTATTATCACGAGCATTGACTTGACGCTAGACAATAGCTTCTCTGCTACTTTTGTTATAGGTGACTCTTCTGCACCATCACTTGAGTATGGACGTGCTGTAGTTGAAGGTACTATCACAGCTTACTTTGAAGACACAGCTTTGATTGACCGCTTCATTAACGAAGTAGATACTGCAATGGAAGTTGTCGTAGGCGATGTCGCGGGTAATACCCTCACCTTCCTCTTCCCTAAGATCAAAGTTAACAGTGCTGACGTAGGTGTTGATGGCCCAGAAAGCCGCATGATCACTATGTCCTTCGTAGCCCTCTATGATAGCACAGAAGATACTAACTTCAAGATCACAAGATCAGCATAACTGGATACCTAGCTAGGTAGTGGAGGCTCCTGAGTCGGGTCGGGGGTCTCCACGTTAATCAACCCGACATAACTTCCCCCGAAAGGAAACCCCGATGGACTTGAAAGACCTGACACCTAATTTAGACGACATTGTTGTTGAGATTAAACATCCAGCAACAGGTGATGTACTTAAGAATGACGATGGCACGAATATGACAATTACTATTCTCGCGCCCCATTCTAAAGAGTATAAGAAAGCTCAACATGAGCAAATCAGCAAACGGCTTAAGAAAGCTCAGAAGAGTAAGTCTCAAGATGTTGACTACTCAGATATTGAGGAAGCTACGCTGGAGGTCTTAGCTAAGACGACTAAGGCTTGGAACATTACCTACGGCGGAGAGATGCCTAAGCTCACTGTCGCTAAGGCCAAAGACATTTACGAAGAAGTCTTTTGGATTAAGAACCAGCTTGAGGAGGTAGTAACTGACTCTCTGGATTTTACGAAGGTCTGATCTGTGAGTTAGTTGAGTGGGCTGGACATCAGTTCAAACTCAATAGACCAGATCAGAACGGTACTACAGAACGAGAACATCTTGAACAAGTAGAGAGGCAGACTGGACGTAGAGTAGAAGCATTGGAACCCCCGACACCCTTCCCCATGCTAATATCCCACGTTTGGTCTGCCTTTATTGCTTTAAGCTCTAGCAGAGGGTCAGGCTTTAGTGGCCCAGCGCCTATTACCTTTGAGCAGATTAAGGCATGGAAAGAGCTTACGGAAACATCTATTGAGCCTTGGGAGATTGAGGCCATCAAGAGAATAGACCTAGAATACTTAAGGGTGGCAAATGGCTGATATTAAAATTGTAATGGACGTAGAAACAGCACCCGTTGACCGTGCTGTTAGGCTCATGGACAACCTAGAGTCTGAAGTTCGTGACGTTGAACGTGCAATGAAGTCTGGCCTAATTTCAGAGAAGAAGTACAACTCTGAGATGATCCGTCTCAACAATAACATGAGAAACCTACGGGGTGCAGCAAAAGGAAGTGCCGCAGAATTTCGTAAGTTTGAAAAGTCAGTGTATGGCTCTGGTAAAGCGATGCGTCAAAAAGAAGTCGCAATGCAACAAGCTGGTTATCAGCTACAGGATTTTATCGTACAAATTCAGGCTGGGACTAATCCACTTATAGCATTTTCTCAGCAGGGTTCTCAGTTAGCAGGTTTCTTTGCTGGGCCTTGGGGGGCCGCTATTGGTTTGGGTATTGCCGCTGTTGGTGGCCTTGGCACTGCAATCTTAGGTGCTTCTTGGAAATCCAAGTCTTTTGCTGAACAAATGGAAGAGTTGTCTGATGGCTTAAGTGATTATGAAACTATCTCAAACCGTATAGCAAGCGAAGGTTCATTATCTAGAGAATTTGGGGTACTGGCAGAAAACGCCAAAAGTATCCTTGAGGCTATTAGAGAAATTAACAACATCTCCTTAAAAGAAAAGATAGGGGAATTTGGCGGCCTTGGGGCCATAACAAAACAGACAGCTTCAGTTAGAGACCCAAGCGACGAGTCTGGATTTTTGGGGGCATTTGGGTTAAACTATAAAGACGTAGAAGTCTTTGGGGCCAAGCAAATCCAGAAAGCAGCAGATTTTCTTCAACTTGGAGACACTGACCTTAATTACGGAGAACAGGCGTCTGAGGCGCAAAAGTATCTTAATCTGGTTATGGCTATTCAAAAAGCTGAGGACTTAGAGGGTCGAGTTGGGCCAGCTAAAGAGCTTAGTGAGTTCCTGAAGGAACAGGTAAGGACTCGTGAGTTTGATGTCGAAAAGCGAGAGGAAATTGCAGCTTTACAGCAAGTTCTCTTTGACATAACAAAGGCTCAAGCGGCAGTAGATCAGGCAGAAATTGAGCGGGTAAATAAGGCTAGACAAAAAGCCTTTGATGCAGAAGCACGGAGAATAGACCAAAGGTTCAAATCTGAGTCAGATGTTTTTGATATGCAGGTTAGTGTCTCTAAGGAAAACGAGCAACGCAATAAGGCCATAGCCGAAAGAGAACGCAGAAGAATAGATAATAAGTATCAGGCCGAAGCAGAACTTTTCAACCAAGAGGTAACTATAAATAAGGAAACCCAAGCCCTTATTGACAAAAGAATAGCCTCAGAAGAAAGGGCAATAGACCAAAGATTTAAGGGCGAGGCTGATCTATTCGATCAAGCTGTTGCTATGTCTGATGCTACACTAGCTAAGATAGAAGAAGACGCAAAGAAAGCAGCACAGGCATATTCAAACGCATTTGAAGCAAGCTCTTTCTTATTCAGACAGAGGTTTCAGGGTGAAGCTACTGTAATGGACCAGTCTCTTACCCCAAGCGGTAAAATAGGTATGTCCTACGAGGAACTCTTGGCTGCGGGTGTACCTCACGATACTATTGTCGCTATGGGGATAAAGCCACCCAGAGCAACTAAAGCCAAAGAGTCAAACCTAGAGAAGCTGCGTTCTCAACTAGACCTAGAGGATGCACTCCTTGGTAAAACAGAAGCCAGACAAAGGGTCATACAAGCCCTTGGTGTAGACTTTGTTAAGAATAACCCTAAGACTGTCGCTGGCCTTGAGGAACAAATCAACAAGAACCTTGAGCTAGTGCGGGTAGAAAAAGAGCGTATAGACCTTGCTAACACCATAGGTTCAGCTATGGAAGATAGCTTAATGTCTATGGTAGATGGCACTAAGTCCGTCAAGGATGCCTTCCGTGATATGGCTGCTGATATTGTTAGACATCTCTACAAGGTTCTTGTCATCCAACGGGCGATAAATGCTATAGGTGGAGCTATTGGTGGGCCTATAGGAAATGCCCTATCTACCTATGGTCAAGCTGACGGTGGAGCATGGCAAGGTGGATCACAGATACAAGCCTATGCTAACGGTGGTGTAGTCGGAAGCCCAACCTTATTCCCTATGGCTGGTGGTAAGACTGGTCTTATGGGAGAAGCTGGGCCTGAAGCTATCATGCCACTCAAGCGTGGTGCTAACGGTAAGCTAGGTGTACAGATGGAAGGTGGCGGTGGTGATAACGTAGTCATCAACCAATCGTTTAACTTCCAAGCCAATGGTGACGACAGCGTTAAGAAGATCATTGCTCAAGCTGCACCTCAGATCGCACAGATGACTAAGAACTCAATGCTTAATGATCGCCGTAGAGGTGGCACAACTAAAGCTGTCTTTGGTTAAAGGAACAACAATATGGCACTAAGCTACCCATTAGCTACACCAACGTCTATCGGGATTGAGAGCATTGAGCTAAGGGCAGTTAATGCTGTAGCTACCTCTCAGTCCCCCTTTACCTATAAGCAACAGATCATTTCCCACGGTGGACAGAAGTGGGAAGCCTCAGTCAATATTCCCTCGGTACATCGTGATAAGGCTGCACAGTGGAAGGCACTACTGGTTGGACTTAGGGGGCCAGTCGGTACGTTCCTCTTAGGTGATCCTGACTATGCTACACCACAGGGTACAGTTAGCTCATGTACACTCACGGGTAATGCTGGAGGTGAGAGTGCTGCTGTCGTTATGACTGGTACATTACTAGCGGGTGACTACATTCAGCTTGGGTCAGGATCAGCAGCTAAACTCCATCAGGTACTCTTAGATCAAGACGGAGATGGAACCCTAGAGATATGGCCTTCGTTACGTTCTGACTATACGAGTGAGACAGTTGTCTTTAATGCACCAAAAGGTGTCTTTAGGCTTGCTAACAATGTGACCTCATGGTCAATCAATAATGCGTCAACATACGGCATCTCGTTTGAAGCTGTCGAAGCTGTGATATGATAAGGATATACACTAATGGCTGATAAGAAAATAACTGAGTTAACTAATATCACAGGCGCTAACCTTGTTGACGCTGATGAGTTTGTTGTTGTCGATATTTCAGCAGATGAGACTAAGGCTATTACCCTCGGTGAGCTAAAGGAAGCCTTCGATAGTGGCTCAGGGTTCGTTAGGATCACTGGCGATACTATGACTGGTGATCTTGCGTTATCTGGCGCTGACGTAACCTTTGGCGACAGCGACAAAGCCATCTTCGGCGCAGGGTCTGACCTACAGATTTACCATGATGGGTCTAATAGTTATATAAATGATGCGGGAACTGGTTCGTTATTGATACAAGCCAATGGTGCGCTTGATATTAACAAGTACACTGGCGAAAACATGGCTAGGTTTTTTGCTGATGGAGAAGTTCAACTTTATTTCGACAGTGCCATCAAACTCGCTACACAAAGCGGCGGTGTCAATATCACGGGTACTTTGACCAGCGATGGTGTTCAGTCTACAGATGGTGACATTAAGGTTACAACTTTAAATTCTTTTGTTGGTTTTAATTCTCAACGAGCAGGGGTTCCAAGTTCTGGTGGGTATCAACTTGGAAGGCTGAACTTTGATGCTTATAGCACAGGCACAACATTTGTATCTGGAGCGTCCATACAGTCGTATTCAGATGGTGCGGCTTGGACATCATCTAGCACCCCTGCATACCTGACTTTCCGAACAACGCCATCAGGCAGCACATCCTTAAAAGAAAGAATTAAGGTAGCCTCCAACGGCGACATCAGCTTCTACGAGGACACAGGCACGACACCAAAGTTCTTCTGGGATGCGAGTGCTGAGTCGTTGGGCATTGGTGCAGGTGATATAAACCTTTCAGGTGTAGGTACAGGTGGATTTAATACAGTAGTAACAGTACAAGGCAATAATCAGTTTAGGGGCATTCTTGAATTAGCCAACTCAACAGGTGTATCTTCAGTAAATGGTTCTGCTGGTGATGTTTCTTGGTTTGATAATGACAACAAGATTGCACAAGTATCTGCTTTAGGCCAAGATTTAACAAACCACGATGATGGCGACCTAGCATTTTATACTGCATCTGGTGGAACACTTACAGAACGTATGCGCATCACCAGCAGCGGTAATGTAGGCATTGGGACGAGTTCGCCTGCCACTGCGCTTACCGTATCAACAGATGGAACAGAACAGCTTACAATTAATCGTGCAGATGCAAGCATTAATACAGGCAACACTGTTGGTACTATTTTATTTACTGGAGATGATCCATCTGCAAACCAAACTGGTGCAAGAATACAAATATTAGCGGCTGAAAATTGGTCAACTAACGCATACGGATCACATATTACATTTTCCAACGATAGCTCTGGCACACTTACAGAACGTATGCGCATCGACAGCAGCGGTAATGTTGGCATTGGGACGAGTTCGCCAGTATCTATTGGTGGCTACACTATAACAACATTAAACAACTCTGGTAATGGCTCTGCATTGTATTTGCAACAAGCTGCGGCAACAAAAGGTCGTGTAATCACTACTGCAAACGAACTAGTGGTAGACACAACTGCTGCCATTCCATTGGTGTTTGGAACCAACAACGCAGAACGTATGCGCATCGACAGCAGCGGTAATGTAGGCATTGGGACTTCGCCTAGTACGGAATTACACGTTGCGTCATCAAGCGGGTATGCAGAATTGCGCTTGCAGGGTGCATCTGGCAGCAGTGGGTCACTAGAGTTTTACGACAGTACAACAAAACGTGGCGACATCTATGTTGACCCATCTAGCAACATTGTATTCCGCAATATCTCCGAAACCATGCGCATCGACAGCAGCGGTAACTTGCTGGTGGGGACTACGACTATCGTGTCCCCTAATCCCGGCCATAGTTTCTCCGCTGGAAACGGGGCGCAACACGCTATAGGCCACAATGGGACTACAACTGGCACTTATTATAGTTATTATTCTTATAACGGTTCAGTAATTGGGAGTATAACTCAAAGCGGAACAACTAGCGTAGCCTACAACACATCCTCAGACTACCGCCTAAAGACTGACGCACAGCCAATGACAGGTGCATCTGCCCGTGTCCAAGCCCTCAAGCCAGTCAACTTTGAGTGGATTGCGTCAGGTGAACGTGTTGATGGTTTCCTTGCACATGAGGCACAAGAAATTGTCCCTGAAGCTGTCACAGGCGAGAAGGACGCAATGCGTGACGAGGAGTATGAAGTCACTCCCGCAGTCTTGGATGACGATGGCAATGTTGTCACTGAAGCTGTCATGGGTACTCGCAGTGTTCCTGACTACCAAGGCATTGACCAAAGCAAACTCGTACCTTTGCTGACTGCTGCACTGCAAGAAGCTCTCACTAAAATTGATGCACTTGAAACCCGCATCACAGCCCTAGAAGGATAAACTCATATGGCTATTGAATACACTTGGACTATCCCCACCTGCGAACACGACATCGCAACAGGTGGAATTAACGTAGTACACTGGCGCTGCACAGGCGTTGACGGAGATCACTCTGCGTCATCCTATGGCACAGTGGGCTTAACCCCTGACCCATCTGCCGCTGACTTTGTTGCGTATGATGACGTGACTGAAGCACAGGCGCAGGGCTGGGTCTGGGCCAGCGTATCACAGGATGATACGGAAGCTGCTATCGCTGCAAAGATTGATGCATTGATTAACCCAACCGAAGCCTCGGGAACACCTTGGGCGGCTTAACCCGCAACGTAGTGAGGACACTGCGAAGCACTTAAACTGAAAGGAGATCGACATGACAACTGAAGACAAAAAGGTTATCATCACGATTAACGAAGTAGACTACACAGAAGACCAATTAACTGATGCACAGAAACTAATGATTAACCACATCAACTCTCTGCAACAGAAGATCAACTCAGCAGAGTTTAACTTAGATCAGCTTAAGGTCGGTAAGCAAGCCTTTGTTGACATGCTTACAGCTTCAACCGAAGAGACCCCAGAAGAAGAGTAATAAAGGTAGGTTCTAATGTCCCGTGATCTAAGTAATACTACAATAGAGAGTATCTCTGAGGATATCGTATATCCATTCTTTGCGACAGAACTAAGATTTGACGACAACATCATTCGTATGTGGACAGGTCAGGGGACATTAGTTCTCGAAGATGGGACTGAATGGATTGGCCTTGGTCAACTCTTAAGTATATCCTCCATCGAAGAGACCTCAGAAATGGCTGTTAAGGGTGCTACAATTACCCTTAGCGGTATTCCCTCGGATCTACTGTCTTTAGCTTTAGGCACTCCTTACCAAGGTCGTGTCGCTAAGATTTACTTTGGTACATTTCTACGCGATAGCCTACTCCAAGAGACAGGCAACTACATTCTCCTAGAGGGTGGCGGTAGAATTAACCTTGAGAGTATGTCAAAAGGCTTTAACGAGCTATTCTCGGGTTACATGGATCAGATGAACATAGAAGAGTCTGGGGAAATATCAAGTATCCAACTTGCTGTTGAGAACAAGCTCATCGACTTGGAGAGAGCTAGAGTAGCTAGGTTTACCTCTGGTTATCAGAAGTCAATCTACCCTGATGACGATGGCTTAAACTTTATTGAAGACCTACAAGACAAAAAGATACCTTGGGGTAGAAAGACTGCGTAATGGTAACATATCAACAAGAGTTTCTAAGCCTTGTGGAAGATGAAGTTGCCCCCTTAGCTATACTTGAGTGGGACGAGTCAGGTCATCCTACACAAGAGCTTCATATAAACTGGGATGAGTACTTTCGTTTAGAGGATGCTGGACATCTTAAGTTCTTCACCGCTAGGAAAGATGGGCTATTGATTGGGTACTTTGTCGTACTAATCATAACCCCCTTGACAGCTAAGTTTGACTTAATGGGTTACTACGATGCAGTATATGTTCACAAGGACTACAGGAAGTCTACAGTAGGCAAACGCTTGTTTAAGTTTGTGGAGACTTGTATGAAGGAAGATGGTGTCTGTAGGGTCGTTGCGTCTTCCTCTGTGAAGAACCCCATTGGAAACTTTCTTACTCGCATGGGATACCATGAGATAGAAACTAAATACGAGAAGGTTTTATAATATGGTTGTTATTACGGCTTTAGCTGCTGTCGGAAGTGCTGTTGCTGCCTCTGCTTTTGGGGCGGCTATTGGCATTGGTGCGGTTACTGGGACATTTGCGTTAGCGGCTATAGGTCTGGCTACAAATCTAATACTTGGTGCTGCACTTAAGGCACTTAGTCCCAAGCCTTCTATAGCTGGAGCTAATCGTGGTTATCAAACTACAGCTATTGGCACAGCACTAGACCATCAGATTATCTATGGTAAGATGCGTGTTGGTGGCGCTCGTATATACGATGAAGCTACAGGTGATACTAACGAGTATCTCCACCGGA